TTAATGGTACAACTACTACAGTTTCATCAACCACTTTAGAAGTAGCTGATAAGAATTTAGAACTAGGTAAGGTTTCATCTCCTTCTGATACGACTGCCGACGGAGGGGGCATCACGCTTAAAGGAGCTTCAGATAAAACATTTAACTGGGTAGATGCTACTGATGCGTGGACATCTAGTGAGAATATTCATTTAGGAGATGGTAAGAAGTTAATTCTTGGGGACGACAGTGATATCAATCTCAAACATCAGTCAGGTAATTTTGAAATTAATAACACTGCAGGTAACACCTATTTCAACGCTAATGGCGAGTTCAGATTAAGAGCTAACCACAGCGGCTCAACGGAAGAGATGCTTAAAGCTGTTGCTGGTTCGACTGTAGAGCTTTATTTTGACAATTCAAAGAAGTTAGAAACCACAGCGGCTGGCGTTACGGTAACTGGAACAGTAACAGATTCAAAGGGTAATTTAAGAAGCATCCCTTTAAATACTCAAGCTAATGCTTATACATTAGTTGCTGCTGATGCTGGTAAAACTGTTTTAGCTAGTGGTGCAGTTACTATTCCTAATAGTATCTTCGCAGCTGGAGATGCAGTAACTATTGTAAACAATACTTCTGGAGATATTGCAATAACTAAAGCAACTACTAATTTATATTGGACAAGTGATGGTTCTGATGCATCACGTACATTAGGTACTAGAGGCATGGCTACTATCTTATTTACTAGTGCAACTGCTGGTTACATTTCAGGTTCGGGGTTAAGTTAATATGGCTACACAACAAATGTTGCTTGGTGGTGGTAAGGCTCCTACCAAAAGATACACTGATGAAGTCTTTCATTCGTGGGCATATGAAGGAGGTGATGGTCATCAAATAACTGGTGTTAATAGTACTGACCCAGATGGAAATTCAGTGACTAGAACTCTATGGTTTAAAAAACGAGATGGCACCCAAGATCATTTTATTTTTGACTCTGATAGAGGCCATTGGAGTACTGGTTATAAATATTTAAGTACCAATGATAATGGTCAAGAAGTTACGGCTGATTCCAATCATTTTACAGGTAGTGGTTTCCAAGCAAACGGTTGGGTTCCATCTGGTAACTTAACTACATCAGGTGATAGTTATATAAATTGGTGTTTCCAAGAAGCACCCGGTTTTTATGATACGGTTAAGTATACTGGAACTGGTAGTAATTTAGCTCTTTCACATAATCTCGGTTGTATGCCGGGGTTTGTGATGGTAAAGTCTTTAGATTATAACGATTACTGGACTGGTTTTCATTGCTATGATTATTCACACCATTTACATATACAATTAACAAATAGTGCGGGTACAGGTAATAATTATTTTTACCAAGATCCTACTAAAGATCAGATTTTTATTAAAAATGATTCTATAGTTAATACAAATGGTAAAGAGTATATAGCGTATATTTGGGGTGGTGGTCCGTCTACAGCTGGGGAAGCGAAATCACTATATTGGGCTGACAGTACTGACAAGTTGAAATGTGGTGATGCTTCAAATACAACTGCTGATTTCCATTTTGGTACAGGAGATTTAACACTAGAATGCTGGATAAAATGTGCTGCAAGTCAGGCTGATTATCCAAGGCTGATTGCTATCGGCCCTCAATGGGAAGCTGAACAAGCTGCTCTTCAATGGGATCATGATGAAAATGATAATAAAGTAGCTTTTTACTGTTATAACCACAGTAGTAGTACTACAGCTCCATTATTATTATCATCAGCTAAAGATTTCAATGGAGACGGCCTATGGCATCATGTAGCTGTTACTAGAAAAAGCAATGTATGGAGATTGTTTGTCGATGGTATTTTAGAAGATACCGAAACATGGACAGGCTCTACGAATACTGCTAATAGTTATTGTACCATAGGACACCACACTGCTTCTAGTGCTCATTTCACAGGACATATTTCAAACGTAAGGATAGTAAAAGGGACAGCAGTTTATGATTCTACATTTAGAGTACCTACTAAGCCATTAACAGCCGTAACAAATACGAAGCTTTTATGTTGTAATTCTAGTTCAATAACAGGTGCAACAGTAACACCGATAACTCTTACAGAAAACAGTTTACTTGATCCTACTTCAGATAGTCCATTCAAAGATCCTGATGGTTTTAAGTTTGGCGACAGTCAAGAAGATATGATCAACTGTGGATCTTACGAAGGTAATGGTTTAAGCGATGGTCCAGAGATTAATTTAGGCTGGGAACCACAATGGATAATGATAAAGTCTGTAGACAGTTATCAGAATTGGCTTATATGGGATCATATAAGAGGTATTACAAGTGATAATAGCTCTGTTAGCGATCCAATGCTTTATCCAAATACTACTGGTCAAGAAAGCTCAACTATATATCGTATGCGTTTAACCCCTAGAGGTTTTAAATTAACTTCAAGTAATGATGAAATTAATCAAAATAATAAGACTTATGTATATGTAGCAATACGTCGTCCAGATCCAAGAGTAGCTAGAGAAGTTACTGTAGGTACAAAAATATTAGCTATGGATACTGGTAATAGTAGTGCTCCCGGTGCACGTGGTTTTGATTCTACTTTTCCTGTTGATTTTGGTACAGCTAGAAGACATGTTAGTTCAGATAATTGGTATACATCTGCACGACTTATTAACGGAAGAGAAATACAACTACAAAGTAATGGTGCAGCATCAACTCAAGGTAATAAATCATTTTCTTCAAACAAGGGTTGGCATACAAACTCAGGTATAGATAGTAATTTTTTCTCATGGATGTGGCGTAGATTTGAAGGTTTTGATTGTGTAACTTACACTGGAAATGGAGTAGGACGGCAAATTCCACATAATATGAGCCAAATTCCTGAAATGATTTGGGTTAAAAGATTAGATAACAGTGGAAACTGGTATGTTTATCATAAAGATTTAAATAATGGTAGTTCACCTGCTAATTTTTTTCTCAAGATAGACTCTTCTGATGCTGAAGCTAATACTGCAATATGGAATCAAACACCAACTGCTGATTGGTTTGCAGTAAGTAGCGATGGACATTGTAATACTAATAATGCTGAATATATAGCTTTCTTATTTTCTAGTGTCAGTTCTGTTTGTAAACTTGGTTCTTATAGTGGATCAACTTCAGAAGTTGCTATTACAACTGGATTCCAACCTAGATTAGTTTTAACTAAATCTAAATCACATGCTGGTAATTGGATTTTAATGGATACTGAAAGAGGTATAGCTGCAGCAGAAGATTCATATATATTTTTAAACTCAACAAATGCACAAAATCCTAATTACGATGTATTAGATTTAACTTCTGATGGTTTTACAATACCTACAACAGGTAGTAATAATGATAATGGAGTTGATTACCTTTATTATGCTGTTGCCTAAATGGAAGTTCCATCCATAAAATCTAAACTACCAGATGCTTTAGAATTTAAAGATATAATTTTAAAAACTCCTACGGCAGATATGCCAGTTTTCCCACCGATTGTCATACCACCCGGTAATATTAAAGCTCCAGCTGGTGTAGAGTTAGAAGAACCACCAGCAGAAACTGAAGATGAAGAAACAACAAGTATGGTTCAACCAACTCTTAAAATACCTGTTGTTAAAATAGATCTACCCTTACCGAGTGCAGAAGTCGTAGCTACTGCTACTTATGCAGCTGTTGCAGCAGTAGCCACTACCACCTTAGCTACACCTCTATTTGATAAACTTAAAAAACAAATCCAAAAATTTTTACAGAAAAAAGTTGATAAATGGAAGGAAAACCGCCAGAAAAAGAAAAGGGACTCCTCGGTAAACTGAAGGATGCAGCAGAGGATCAAGAACATCAAATACAAATCTTAGGTACATTCGTCAGATTAGGCGTTGTTGTCTGGTCTGGGTTTATTATTACGATGAACTATGTAGAAATACCTATGGTTAAGAAGTCAGGTAACTCTGATATCACGTTTGTTGCTAGTGTATTTACTGGAGCACTAGCGACCTTTGGCCTTACTACAGGTAACAATAATAAAAATAAAGGTCCAGTAAATTGTCCTATGGCTAAGAAAAAGGAAGAATGAACAAATGGCTTTTACTCTTCCTACTGGCATCACCCACGGTAGCAAGAGCAGAAATTGTAACCCCCAACTTCACTCAGGGGTCGATGAACAGTACAACAACTACAACAACAGACATAACAGAAGAAATCGTTACAACAACATATGGAGCAGCGTTAAACAAATGGTCTGGGGACAACATAACCCATACATCAGCAAGCTCTGGAGGTCTAGTAGACGAGGATTCAATCTTCACAATTCATACAGCTGGAAGCGACTTTTCTTTGGAGGTGGTTTCAAGAGCAGCAAGTCAGATAATAGAGAAAATAGAAGTAGACCGAACTATAGAACAGGAGTCTACTACTGTCTCCTTGTCAGTCTTCTCGCAATAGCACCTGCTAAAGCGTCAGATCCAGAGACTACTAATGTGTCAAATCCCGTTGCAGCAGCGACAGGGAATGTGACCAATCAAGCTGTACAATTCCAGAACAATGGTGCTCCTTCAAGGCAGCACTACGGTTCTGGAGTCAGTTGTAATGGTGCTACTATGACATTCAGTCCTTTCTACATGGGGAATCATACGGTTCCCTTTGATGAAGAGATGAGTCAAAGAAGCTACACCGTAGCTGAGAACTGGGGAGGACAGATAAACTTCATGTTTCCATTAGACCGAAAAGGTTTAGAACAGTGTAGACGGATAGCTAAACGGCAAGAAGACAAAATGAAGCTTGATTATGAGCTAGTCCGTGTACTGAAATGTGCTGAACTTCAACGAAAAGGTTTTATGTTAGCTGAAGATACACGTGTTTATCACATGTGTAACGATGTTGTCCCTATAGTTAAGTATGAAAAAGAAAAGAAAGCTGCAATTAAGCAGTATTTAGAAACTGAATGTACTCCAGTTAAAAAATTCACACCTCCTTGGAAAGAAAAAGAGTACAAATGCCCTAAACAACCCACTAAAGTAAATGATTCTACTAATTAAGCCAATCCTACTCAAATTTGCAACTTCTGATTCAGTTAAAAAACTGATTGTTGACCTTTTAAAGAAGCTTGTTTCCACTACAGATAACAAAGTGGATGATAAAGCAGTAGAATTCTTGGAGAAACAGTTATTTCCTAAAACATAATGGCTAAAAGAGCTACGGAAGAACAGTTTAACGAGCTACATCGGCTCGTTACAACTGAATTCCTTAAAAGAATTAAGAGTGGAGAAGCTTCCGCTCACGAATTAAAGGCAGCCTGTGACTGGCTAGTTAAAAATGATATCAGTGGTATTGCATATGAAGGTAATCCATTGG